GCTATTAGCATTCACCTCTTCTCGAAGAGAAACAGGCGAACAGTTCATAGCGCCGACGTAAGTTTGGTTAGCAAAGTTGAACATCCCGGCTTCTGAGATATGCGACTTAGCCAGAGAGAGCGGAACATGTAACTCTTTCATCAGGGCTTGATAAAATGCAGCAACAGCGGAGTTTGCAATAACCACATCATCTCCAAGGACCATATAGTCCCGGAAAGAGAGGAGAGTGGAAGGAGCACATGCTCCAACACACATTGCTGAGTACAAGACGAGTGCATGATGCACGAGCGCCATTGAAGCCCAGCTAGTTAAAGCACCCATTGGCTGTCCTGTAGTATATCGCACCGTCCGAGGATGATTCTTATAGCATTTGAGTGTTGACTTAGGCGACGTAAAGTCACGGTCCACCAGTAGCTTGAACCAGAGATCAAGGATCTTTTCGGGTAGCATCTTGGAGAATAAGGCTCTATAGAGTGCAAGCGGAATTAAATCCGTAGCACTTTTTAGGTCGTAACTCCAGATGTCCCTATAACCTCGTGAAGCAAAATCTCTAACTCGACCTTCTTGGTTGAAGGTAGCATCTTGCGGTAACAGGGTAAGTACTTTAAACATCCAATCATGGAGAGGTTTAAGGACGAAATTCGTCCAGTAGTCTACTATTGCGATGGTTCGTACCTTCCCAGCAGCTTCATACAAATTATGTAGACGCTGAAGGGTTGGCATGTTCCACCGTAGATATCTTAGGTTTACACCTAGGAAATCATAGACATACGAGTAGTCTACCTTGGTTTCTTTGGTTTTCAAATGTACCGAGACTAGAGCGGTTGTTTCTTTCTGAGCACCTAATATCCTAGAGATCCACTTTTTAGTCGCTTTTGACAGCGTCTGAATTGTTGAAATCACAGATAAAAGGTAACTCTGATTAGAGGCAATCACAGCACTAGCTAACTTCTGGTTAAGAGCAAACATCTTGGCAGTCTTCCTAAAATTTAGGAGGATGTCAAGTTGCTTTGTTTCCTCTAACCACTCGCGGATATAATTCGACTTTACTCCAGTTATGGAGCGAAGCGAATGTAACCATCTCATCTTAGACTCATCAAGGAGCTCCCCGGGCTTAGCCTTTAGTGCATCAAAAGATGCCCAGAGGTAAGCATCGAGGCCTGCTCCAAGAATCGTCACAGGATGATTTGGGCCCGCATGAGTGGAAAAGAAGAAATTCTTAATTCGAAGGTCCGGTTGTTTGATCCCATTGTACCTCAATAGTCCCCAAAAGATTCTACAATATTCTGAGAACGTCTCGAGTGTGGGATTACCTTCTAAAGGTGGATGGGGGGCCTGAATTGAGCCTGTTGCTAAATGTGGTTCTTTCCATGTCCCTAGGATTCCCTTGTAACTGAATAACATTGACGTCCAAATATGGATGTAATGTCTATTCCCGGCTCTGATCCCTGATCTTACGAAAAGGGGCAGTTGCGCAGGAAGACCGTTTCTTAAACGGATTCGGAAACCAAGAGATTGGGTGGATGTTAATTTCCGCCCTCCTAGGTAGGAATTTACTACAAATAGCATGATTTTCATTCGGGCTATTAGGTGATTTATACCGTTCCTTTTCAGAACTTGAGTTAACCAAATAGCGAAAGAGTTAGACTCTACACGGTGAACAGTGGTCATCGAAGAGCCACGGCTCCACCATGACACGATTTCGTGCCATGACGAGAACCACTGTCTGATATTGCTAACAGACAGTTGGACCATCGAGATTCCTCTCGTACCTGTTTGGGTCGAAGTCGACACCTTACGGTTAGACAGAAACTCACTCAGTCGAGTACTGAAAATATTCAGTAAACGACGTTTACCACGTCTTCCTTGAGAGGTTTGGTATCCTAAATTTAGGACCTCACCCCAAGGGGAAGATGTACGTGAACGGGGAGGAGGGGATTTTTGATTGTTTGAACTAGAAGAGGTAGATGTGGTCTCTGGCCGTGTCTCACTTGGCCCAGCAAGAACTTTTAGAGTTCTGTTGGACGTAATGGCAACACGCACCATGACGATATAGTCCTGTTCCGAAAGGTACAGGATCACACCGGGATTAACCGGATCGACTATAGCGTAGTTACCAGCTTCTACCCGCTCCCAATCTACTTTCGGAAAAAGACGATGGTTTTGGAGCATAAAAAGTGGTGAGCAAGTACTGAAAGACCGATAAAGTATCGTGGTAGTACGTAAAAGTGCTATCATGAGAAATATAGGTTGAGTAAGGACCTCGACTTACCTTTTCCTCTGGATAGAGGAGGGGTCAGGTCGTGTGTAGCTTCACTGTTGCCAGTAGTTTCAAAGCCACCCGGTGAAGGGTGAACATCTCCCCTTTCTGGTCTCAAGCTGCCTCTATCTTGGGATAACGGACCAAGGGGGTTTGCAAACCCCTACGTTTCGTTAGATGCTGCAGGCGTATCAAATTTGATCACGTCTAGAAGTGTCTCCGAGTGTTTCTCCTAGCTTAGCCAACTTGCCACATCGGCCGTGACTGACTTGCTTTCCTGAGCTACTATAATCACTACTTTGTAGTTGATCAATGGTAAGGGTTCCGAAGAACCTGTACCTCACGGTACTTGTGTCTTTTGGTTATCCTCTGGTTTTCCAGGCCAGGTTTCCTCCAAGAGTTGAGGCAGAAAGGCTACAAAGCCATAATCGCGATGGCTGCACGTGGGGGGTCCCGGGTTGACCGTATTTTTGCGATTAAGTTCCACAGGACGGCGCATCAGCGTCCTAAAACACTGGTGTGGGCCACAGTAGACTTAACCACCTCGGTGCAATTCCGGGCAGAAGATTTGTGTCAATAATAATTC